TTTGATAGTCCAGCAATCAACTCACGAATTGCCGTGAGAAGTTTTGGATTCAATTGTTACGACTATCAATTGGATCTAATATATTATAGAAAATAGTCCATTGCAATGTGCAATCATCAAATCGCAATTAGCCCTGAAGGCAAAAACAATGTCGCGCTTATCTGTAATATCGAAATACCATGCAGTTCGTGTCTCATTTCTCAGATCAATCGTATTGTTCATTCTTTTCCTCCCGATTATAAGTTCTATTTCCGTGGTGCTCGTTTCCTTGGTGTCGCGGATTTGTGGATTTATACTAGAAAAGTTCTTCCTTTCTTTATTGGTTATCAATCACAGTATCTAGAAACTGTTGTTGTCAAGACGCCTTTTGTAGCTCAAGACACACGTGATCCTCTTTCTTTTTCTGATATTGGAACTAAAGAAAAGATGCTGTTGGATAAGTTGGAAACTCTTGCTCATGTTAGAGATACCATTAAGAAAGATAGTTGGGATCCGTATTATCCTGGAAAAGGAATGTGGGAAGATTACAGTTCTTATGTGAAACTCAAACAGACTGTACTTGAAGAAGAGACAAAGTTCAATCATTCTGGTCATCTATTGGACAACTCCTTTAGGAAAGAATCCCAGAAAGCTTCTTCTGTTAAATTTCAGAAGAAGAAGAAACAGAAAGCTTCGAAACCAAATCACAAATATGTTCCAAAACTCTCATCTTGTGAGCGGAAACAAGAGCCTACACATAATGGTTACGTACCATTTGTGTCTCTTGATAGTGATGGTGATTCCTCAGATTAATGCCTTACAATAATTTTAGAGGTGCTCACTATGCTCTGTCCTGTGCCAATTGGTACAGCCTACATGTGGTAATGGAGGTCATTATGTCCATTCGTAGAATCAACTTCTCTATTGTTGAAGCTCGTCAACAAGCTCTTGAGAAGTTGAATTCTATGCCCATCGTAGACCGTCCATTTGGTATGGGACAGCGTTTTCCAGCCAATGATTTCTTGATCTCAGAAGCCATTGGTGATTGGAGTCGCAAGTTTCAGCAGTTGCGATCTGCATTATCGTTCAAAGAAAGACATAAAGAAGTCTCTCTAAAGACAAACGAATTGCCATCATCTACTGATGCGTCATTTAATGATGCTCAGCAAGCATTTTCTAATGCTACTACGAACATAATCGATCAATTAGTTCGTTGTGATGGTGTCTATGATCAAGAACGTTTCGAAACGTTCTATGGCCTGATTTGGGCCAATTGAAGACTGACT